CAAAATGATTCTTTAATACTTGAAAGATCAAGTTCAACATCATTATTATCTTTATGGAAGTAGGTATTCAAATCAACACCTTCAAATAAAACCTCTATTGGTTTTTCTAGTTTAATTACCCCTACAGGTTGATTAGTTCTTTTATCTCTTTTTTCAAATTTAATATCCTGAAATACTTTTTTACTATGTTGAGAAGAAACAAAATTTAAATCCATCCTATTTAATCCATCTATCCATTCTGCTTGGCAACCTGTACTTTCTATGCCTGCTGTTATCCCAATATTGAATTTACCTACTTTTTGAAATTCACTAGGAATAGTTATTTGTGAAAATATATCAGGTTGGGAATCTAATTTTTGTATAATATATTTATTTAAAAACTTCCAATTTTCATGGTCTTGTAAAAAACCACCTGGGGTATCACCCCATCTTTGTGGTAAAATTTTTACATCATACTTATCAGTATTTATTATAGCTTTGGCTACATCTCGCGAACGTGCCCCATAACCACTATAAGTATCTATAGGACAACTAATTACATAACTTGGTTTACTCATTAATATAAAATTTTATGGTTTAAAAATTTGCCTTTATAATCAGTAGCATTTACAATCTCATAATCTTCTCGTGGCTTCCAATTATCAAAAAGTTCATTTACAGTATTTATAAAAGTTTTAGCCTGAGCCTCAGCTGTGAATTGAGCTTCTTCACTAATAGCCCACTCTCTTCCAGCTAATCCTCTCTCTTTTCTTTCATCATTGCTTAATTCATAAACTTCTTTAATTCTTTCAACAGCATCCTCCCAAGCACACCTATCATCAAAAATATAAGGTGTTGGAGGAGAACCTTGTATTGATCTGCTTGTAGGATAAACTGGAAATGCCCACTTTCCATGCTTTTTAAAGGTACCTCTGTGGTTAGAAGGAATTTCTTTACTAGGAGTAAACCATTCCCCTTCATTATTTTCAAATCTCATTTGGTCCTGCATTCCCCCTGTAGTGTTAGCTATAATAGGAGTACCAGTTAATAATGCTTCTGTAATAGTCAATCCCCATCCTTCATTAGAGGTTAATAATACTTGAACATCAGCAGTATTATATAGTAAATTTAATTTTTCCCTACTTAACTTAGAATTAGACATAATTATACTTTTTGAGTAACTTTCTCCAAAAAGATATTCTATTACAGCTGATAAATCAGTTCCATGATCAGTAACTAATTCTGTATGTAAAATAAATCTACACTTATCTGCTTTTTCTTTAGGTAAAGAATCTAAAAACACCCTAAAGGCTAATAATGCATCCGGAATTTGTTTTCGTCTTATATTTCTTGAATTAAAGAATAAAGTAAAATCAACTTCTTCCCCTTTAAATATATGCTTTTTAAATTCAATTAATGTTTTATCATCTGAATTAAGAGGGTAATAATGTTTATGATTTAACCCATGAGGTAGATATTTAAATATCCTATTTGAATTATCACAATCTTCTAAAACTAATTTATTTATATTTACTGTTTGTTTAGAAATACCAAATAATAAATCACAAGACTCATAATAGGGTTGATTATATCTAGGGGCAGGATAATCATCCCAAATATTAAGGTAAATTATAGGGCATTGTTTTCTAATTTGGTCCTCCATATTAAATACATGCTGAAAATATCTAGGATCAGTAAATAACATTACTGCATCAGGTTTTTCCATATTCATAATATTGTGGAGTTCTAAAGAATTACTATAACCATTCACACAATATAAAAATACAGAAGAATCTTCAATTCCTGATTCTTTATTAGTTGCAGCAGATATATCTAATCTTTTTCCAGCTTCTGGGTGTTTTATAGCCCCCGCTATATTAACCCAATTAAAATGCTGGCAGGTACCAACTACTATTTCTTTTGCAATTGTAGCAACTCCTGAGTGTACTCTTATATCATCACAAATTAATAGTATTTTTTTTCTTTTATCCTTAGGGATATATTTAAAACTTTTATTCATTATTTTTATAAATCTAGGTTAGTTTGGTTTGTAATTTGTTTCCTAAAATCATCATCTGTAAGATACAAAAACAAAGCCCTATCAGCAAGTTTTTGAAAAGAAAATTTTCTTCTTACACATTCAATTTTAAAATTCTCGAATAAATCACTTTTAACCTTAACACTTGTTAGTGTCATTTTTTTCGCATTTGACATAATTTTTATTTTTAATAACGTTTAATTATACATATATCAAAATATCAGTAGAGTATAGCTTCATTACAAAGTTCTTGTTCTTCTTTATAAGGGCAAAAAGTACAAGTCCATTTTGATGGTGTAGCTGAGTAATCTGATTCTTTGATTTTACCACTATAATTAAAACATTCCTTAATGAAATTATTAATAGCAGTTTTTGCTTTATTTAACTTTATTTTACCACTAGGGGGAGTAAAAGTTTGAACTCTATATGCTTGGTGGGGCGACATTATTTTTTCATCATCCCAATCTAACACTTTTCTTTTTAATATAAAAAATTCAATTTCTATTTTATCTAAAGGAATACCATACTGCTCAGAAAAAAATTGTTTATATAATAAAAGTTGATATTGTTTATCCTCATCTTTTTTAGCATAACTATTCCAACCCTTAGTACTGGTTTTTATATCAATTATTTTAAATGTATCTGTTGGTTCATGGTACGTAACAACATCCAAATACCCCATATACAAAACATTATTATACATTTTATTTGGTGGTATTATTATAGGTAATTCACAACCTACTAAATATGTACCTTTTTTACTAAAATATCTACTACGTTTCTTTTTAAACCAATTTAAAATAGCAACCCCATCTTCAAAAAATTCTCTCATTTCTCCAGCATTAGAAAAATGAGATTCTTTATTTTTTTCATATTGATTTTGGTATTCTGTTATAAATTTACTTCTAAAATCCTCTTCTATATCTATTTCTCTATCAGCTGCAGCAAATGATTTATCATATGCTACATCTAAATAATGTTGCATAACTTCGTGGATGGCTGTTCCAAATACAGTATGAATTGAAGAAGTAAAACGTTTAATTTTATCCTTATACTGTAATTTCCATCTATGGGGACATCCTCTAAATATGGACATCTGAGAATATGATATATTCTTTTGATATGCATAATTAACGGGGGTTGGAGGATTATTTCTAATCTCCTTTATAATCTTTGGGATCTTTTTAGCCAAACTATTTTTTCCATTTATCTCGACCTACTAAAAGGCCGATTATTCCATAATTAGCAATATCTATAAATGTATCTTGCATACCTTCACCTTCAACAAATGATCTACCATTTATTAATAGATTTTTTAAACGTGATATTTTATCTGTTAACCTAATACACAACCCAGTTAGTGAGAATTGTTTATCATCGCTATTATTAACGATATCTCCGCCTAAAGCAATGTTATTTAACCCATAATCCATATGCTTACGAGCAAACATTTCATACATTTCTTTTTGTATCGATTTGAATTCACTTGACAATAGGGGATATTCTTTTTCGAATGCTCTTACTGCTGCTTTTTCTGGATGTTTGGCATCCATAATTTCTCTATCACTCATCATTTCGTGGTATTTAGTTATTGTATCACCCATTTACTTGTACTGGTCTATTAATATTAAAATATTGTTCTAATGTTGATAATCTATCATCGGCATCAACTAAATTTATAAGTGCTTCTTCAGCATTTTTATAAAAATCTTCTGTTGAATGGTCTCCAATGCCAACAGCTTTATTACCTAATAGGTCAAGTGATAATAGTGCTTTAGCTTTATCTGCTTCAGCAGATGTTTTTAACATTGTGTATAATTCTTTTGTCATTTTAGTAAAGGTTTTATTTCTTTTGTACTTAATCCTCGATCCGATAATATACTAACAATATCTTTATTATCCAACATACTTATATATTCTTTTACTTCTCTTTGGGAACATTTCCAATGATCAGAAAGATTTATTAATAATTCTTTATTATAAGATTTAGATTTTGATTTAATGTATTTATTCCACTTATTATTTTTAGGTAGAAATTCTTTATATACATTATAAATTAGTACTTTTTCTTGGGGAGGAAATTCTTGGACATAATTAGCTATTTCGATATAATCTTTATTCATGGATATAAATCTATGAATCATATAACTATTCCAAACCTCCCAATCAGATTCAGTGAATTTAGTAGAGGGAGATTTGTGATAATTAATTTCTTTAAGCCAATCAAAAATGTTTTTCATTAAACAATTTCGTCCTTTAATTCTTCTCTTAATTCTACAGGTAATCCCTCACCTAATATTTTATTATTAGAAGGATCATAAAAAATAGGAATTGGCATAATAGCATCATTATCTGTGCCCGCTACAAATTTAGATATCTTTCTAAGTATTACTCCTGACTTAAAAATACTACCTCCATTTTCATTTTTTAATCCTTCGGTAGTTTTAAGGTCAACATTAAGTTGAGGAGGTTGTTGTTGTTGTTGTTGATTTTTACTCATAATTATTTATTATTTATTAAATTTGAAATTAAACTCATTGTATTTATCTCTTTATCAATCCTAAAATTAGCTTTATATTGATGGTCATTAATTATAACTGCAACTGTGCCTTCTTTTCCAGGTAGATATTCATTTGATTTATTATATAAAATTTTAAATAACTCATCAAAATCATCTACATTAGCATCAGCAATAATTTGTCTAATTTTGTTAAAACTAGGGTTTGATTTTTTTAGTTCATCTATAATAGCAGACAAATAGCTAGTAGAAACAAGTAAAGAATTATCTATTTCTAGTTTATTCTCAGTACTACTTGTTTGTATAGTATTAAGCATTTTTCTAATATCAGGATAATAATTATTAACTATTGAACCAATGGCAGTTGGTTGATATTCAATGCCCTCCTTACTACATATACTAGCTAAATGAACTGCAACCTCCTTTTTTGTTGGAGGGATAATTTTTAATACTTGACACCTTGATTGTAAAGGATCAATAATACGTTCTACATAATTACAAGTCATGATAAATCTTGTAGTACGTGAAAATGTTTCAATTATATTTCTAAGGGATGCTTGTGCTTGAATCGTAAGAAAATCAGCCTCATCTAAGATAATAACCTTAATAGGTTTAAATGAAACGACTGATGCGAAACTAGAGACTTTATCCCTAATGGTTTCAATCCCACGCTCATCAGAAGAGTTAATATAAATGTAATCACAATCTAAATTATTTACTATTAGTTTTGCTAAAGTTGTTTTACCTGTACCTGCTGGGCCATATAATAAATAATTTTGTATATCATTATTTTTTAATTGGTTTGCTATAGAGGATTTTAGACTATCATTTCCTACATAAGTATCTAACGTAGTAGGTCTATATTTCTCATTTAATAAGCTATGCTCCGTATTCACCATAAATTGAATATATTTTTTCTTTAGGCTTTTCTACTTCTATTTCTTGAGTATTAATAGCATATAATTTACTTTGTAGGGGTTCTAATCTATAGTTTCCCCTAAATCCTGTTTTTCTCATATATGCTTCAAGAGTATCAGTTAAACCCTTATAAACTTCTTCTTCACCAACTAAGCTCCAACTGTCACCAGGTGGAACTCTGTTAGCAATTAATTCATTGTATTCTTTAATTTCTTTATCCATAATATACGAAATTATTTAGACTCAGCCACAGATGCTTTTTTATAATCTGTGATTACACGTTTAATGGCTTGTGCTGCTTTTCGAGCTCGCCCTTGACTTGCTTTAGTAGTCCCATTATTTTCTGTTGCTAAGATATTAAAGTTTTCTTCAATTATCTCAAAAATTTCTTGTTTTGTCATTTTTTTTTATTTATTAATTATTAATTTACATTCCCATCATCATTGAAGGGTCTATTTGTGGTTGATTATTATCTTCTTCCAGTTCATCTACTACAGTACATTCTGTTAATAATACTGTTCCAGCGACTGAAGCTGCATTTTCTAATGCTGTTCTAGCTACCTTAGTTGGATCGATAATTCCTGCTTCTTTCATATCAACTGTGTTACTAGATTTAATATCAAAACCTAACCAACCATCATTACCAGAATTAATCATTCCATCTGCTATAATTTTAGCACTAACTTCTTCATGGCCAGCATTAACTAATATTTGATTAAA